ATTCTCGTGCCGCGCCAGAGGTGACGTATGAATGAAGCCCTCACGCTTCCTCATGTTCGCAGACTTCAAGGCACGGCGCTGGGATTGATATGGCTCGGAATGCTTCTGGGAGGTTGGCCTACGGTCTATCTCATCAGGCGCCTGATCATCTGGGCGGCGAGGGCGCTGCTGTCTTGAGCGGATGGATCAAAGTCGAAAAGGATTTGGCCAACGATCCTCATGTGCTTCGTATGGCGTCACGCTTGCGTAACGCTGATGTCACGGTCGGATCACGCAGCCGCCTCGTCATCATTGGCGCACTGGTCACGCTCTGGTGGTACGCAGACACTCACATCCGTGAGGATGACACGCTTCCCATCGGTCCTGATCAGGTAAACGAGCTCGTCGGCGTCGAGAATTTCTGCGAGCTGATGCCGACAGACTGGTTTCAGATCATCGACGCGAACAATGTGAAACTCGTTGATTACACAGCTCATAACGGCACCACAGCAAAGAAGAGAGCGTTAGGACAAAAGCGCCAGGAGCGCCATCGTTCCAATGTTAACGCTTGTGTCACGCCTCCGTCACGCTCGCATAACTCCAACAGCGTCACTAGACCTAGAGAAGACCTAGATAAGAAAAAGAAAGAAGAAGAGGCGCGCAGTCGCGCGCTTTCGGTGGCTGGATTGGATTTGAAAGCGTGGGAAAGCTGGATCTGCTATCGGGCTCAACGCAAGCCGGCGATCAAGGTCACGAGTCTGGTTGCTGCCGCTGAAGAGTTAGCCGCGTTCGGAGCGGAGCAGGGGGCAGTCGTCAAGCATTCCATCGCGAACGGCTATCAGGGGCTCTTTGCGCCTAAAGCCACGCCGAACGGCAAGCATCCTGAGGACAAAGGCTGGACGCCCAAAGGCGATCCCCGTTACGACCCCGAGGCACGTCGATGAGAGCTGAAGAATTCGAATCGTTCAAAGGCGAGTTGAAGCAACTGTGCGCGACACTTGGCAAGGCCTATACCGATGCGCTCGGTGAGGCGTACTGGCGTTCACTGCGCGATGTGGCGCTTGATGAGGTTCAGGCGCATGTCGAGCGCATCCTGCTGAATGCCACAGCAGAGACGAAGTTTCCCAAGCCAGCATCCTTGCGTAATGCGCCGCGTCGTGAAGCACCGAGTCGGGAGGGGGCTTCAAACTACGATCTGCGTCAACGCAGTCTGGAGATGCGTCTTGTGGAGCTGGAGCCATTGCATGCATGGCATTTATTGGATTCGTATCTTGCGCGCTGCGATGTTGAGGAAGAACCTGATACGATGTTTTACGCAGAGCGATTTGCCTGGTGCAAGCGACAAGCCCTCAAGCTCTACGATGTTCATGGCCCGAAATGGTGTGTTGCCGATCCACATTGCATGCATGTTGCGAGTCGGTTGTTAGGTGGTGAATGCATTCACGCTAGACACAATGAGGTATGGCGGACTCAGCCATGAAGTGGGACAAACCCAACGGCTCTGTCCAACACACTGCAGACCAACATTACTGCGTCGTTCAGGCGACGGAGGAAAACTGGATTGCTTACGAGCTGACACCCTTCGGAACCAGTCACGATCTGGGCGTAGCGACCACCGACCAACGCGCCCGCGCATTGTGTGAGGCACATCACAACAGGTTGGCAGGAGGCCAGACATGAGGACCTTGCGCCCGAATGCGGGCTTCTCACGAGCCCAATGGCGACTCCTGCATGGAATCCCGGCGGACGGCCGGTTCCCACGCCACCACGTCCTGGAGCGCTCGCCGGGGGAAATCCTGACGGATCTGCGCGATCAGCTCGAATCGATGCGGCGTCAATGGCCGGTAGAGTTCCGGTGAGCCTCCATCGCCGCGCCAAACGTCGTGACGAAACAGAACCCGCTATCGTGAAAGGATTGCGGCAGTGCGGTTATCTCGTGCGTCAACAGGACTTTCCAGATCTACTCGTCCGCCGGCCTCATGACGGCAGAATCTTTGTGCTCGAGGTCGATGGCATCACGAAATATCGCAAACGCGATCCAAAACAACTTGAATTCCTGCATGATTGGCAGATTCCGCGCGTCAAAACTTTTGAAGAGGCCTTCGCACAGGTCTCCGGAGCATAACGATGGGCGCAACGTCCGCGATGTTGGATGGCGTGAAAGAAGCTTGTGAGGCCTGGGGACGCGCCATGCGTTGGGTTTTGGGATCGAACGGGGAGGGCTATCCGACGTTGGCCACTTTCGAGCGCGCCAGGGGAGGGGAGTTGGACGCCAAAGCGATCGCCAACATTCGACAGCGCTTCGGTGAGGTCATGGCTGGAGATGCGCTCGCGGTGCGGCTGGCCATCCGCAAGGAGCCCACCATGCCGGAGGAACTCCATCGCCTGATCTTCATGCACTATGTGGTGCCCCATAAGGATTGTAACCGGGGGCGGATCACAATCAAACGCAAGGCGTTTGAACTCGGCTATCTGGACTCCCACGGCGAGGGTGACTCGCGGGAATATTATGCTGAGCTGGAGAATGCGCATCATTTCCTGGCGGGGCGGCTTCCTATCGACCGAACGTTCCACGAGGAACCGTATGTGCGCGCAGTGTGCGCCTAGTATCCACGCAACAAACACGTATGCGCACAGCAAAAACATCGGGGAAAAGGCTTCTAAATGCTTGAAACCTGGGGCCAAAACGCCTAGGTTACATCCCTAATCAAGTACGCTCCATTACTGTCACTGACGGCCGCATCACGCGGCCGTTTTCATTTCTGAGGTGTTCCATGTCAGGCCCGACCAATCCAGCCGGCCTCAGTTTCACTGCGCCCACGCTTTACACGGACGGGACCGCGATGCCCCCAGGCGAAGTGACCTCGTTCGACTACGGGTATGGGACCGCGACGGGCAACTACGCGCGGATCATCAACGATCCGACCATGAAAACCTCCGGCGGCAAGATCGCCGCGCTGGTTCCAACCGATCTGGCTATCGGTCAATGGTTCTCCGCTGCTCGCGCCCGCACCAAGGACGGCGCTATCGCCGCCTGGGGAAACGAGGTCGCCTTCGTCGTGGCCGCCAAGACCCCGGCGCCCATCACGGATTTCGCGGTTGCCTAAGAAGCTGGTGGCTGTACCTCTTAGGCAGGGGCCCAAAGCCGATATGCAAGCTTTTCGGGTGAGGCATGGCCAAGATCCCGAAAGCCATCAGTGACATGAGCACGCTTTCGCGGGTCATTTTTGATCCCGATACGATTGCGCCGACTGTTCCCGCTGGAGTAGCGGGAACGGCGATCTCGAGCAGCCGCATCGATCTTTCCTGGAGCTCATCTACCGATGTCGGCGGCTCAGGTCTGACCGGCTACCTGGTCTATCGTAATTCGACGCAGATCGCTCAAGTCGGAGCAACTTCACTCTCGTACTCCGATACGGGATTGCTAGCCTCGACGTTGTATCAATACCAGGTCGCGGCGATCGACGGCGCGGGAAATCTCTCCGGCAGGTCGACTGTCGTCTCCGTTACGACACAGGCGGCCGCGGTCGGACCGCCGACCCTGTCATGGTCCTATCCCACGGCCGCATTACTCGGTATCGCGGGAGTACAGGACTATCCCAGTGCGGCTTGGCCGACCTACGCCAAGTTCAACACGCTCATCATGGGAGGTTACTGGGAAGGACATACCAGCTTGAATCGCCAAGCGGCCGTGACGGGGATTAAAGCGGCGTCCGTACTGCCCATCAAGACCGTGGTGTGTCAGTACATGAGCCTGAATGAGATCGACACGAGCGCCAATGGCGTGGCATACGGTCTGTGGCGTAGTGAGGTTCAGGCGCGCAACTGGCTCTGCTATCTGGTCGGTGCCACGGGTACGCCATTGGCCTCATTAGACGGCGGCACGACCCAGGAAGTGCTTTATACCGACTACGCGGGACAGAATCCGTCCCTCGAATATCCGTATGAGTTCGGCGCGAAGTATTGCTACAACGCGGTGCTCACGACCACGCGCGAGGTGCGCTTCACGAGCCTCAGCACCGCGTTGGTCGCGACCAATCTCGATGCCATTCTCCAGGATAATTTCCTCTGCGATCCGGGCATCAATGGCGACTTCAACCGGGACAACGTTACCGAGCTGAAAGGCTCGCCGACGGTCATCACGCCCTGGTTACAGGCCGGCCAGCGACGCTATTGCGATCAGATCCGCGCGTTGGCTCCGACCAAGTACGTCATGGCCAATTACGGCGGCGGCTACGGGGATGCGGGCACCGCGAGTGCTGGAGTGATGCAGGGCATTCTGGACGGAGGTGTCTGCGAGAGCTTCATCGGCAAGAGCTGGTCACGCGATACGTGGCAGGGCTTCGGCCCAATGATGGCCGCTTATTTCAAGGCCCTTGACATCGCCAAGAATCCCCAGATGGTGGTGTTCCAGGGATCCTGGCCCGACACGGCCGCTGATGGGAGCGCATTGCCGCGGCTGCCCACCGCCAATGGCTTCCCGCCAGTTTATACGCTACCGCAATACAGCCGCTACATCGCAGGGTGTGCTTATCTGGGTGGTGGTCAGGCGGCAATCAATAAGTTCTCGACTGGCTATTCATCAAATCTTGCGGACATCGTTTGGCCGGAAGAGTTTGACCAGGCCGGGGCTGCGGCGTTGGGCTGGCTAGGCAATCCGGTTGCCGGCTCCAATGGAGCGCGACCCACCGGTCCTCGCTTCAAGGGCATGTGGGTCCGCGAGTTTGACAACGGCGCGATCGTTGTCAGTCCATCGGGCAATACTACGCAGACGTTCACTAGCACTGATCTGCCCGGCACGTTCAAGACGTTTGCCGGAACCGGGGTGAATGACAATACGACATTTACCTCGATCACCATGGGCGAGCGCGATGCGCGGTTTCTGGTACGAGCGACTGGGTTTGTTCCCAGTGCCGGGATCACCGTCTCAGGCACATTCGCTGATGGTCAGACCGTCACGATCAGTAAGGCGGCGGGTGGTTTCGGCATCAAGCCCGGCGGCGCATTGCCATTATATTATTTCCCATTGGATACCAACTTCGCGACCTCGACGTTGTGTCGCAATCCAGGGGTGACGTTGAGCCCGGATGCGAGCAGCGTCATCCAAACGACTATCAAGCCCGTGAACGCCCTGGGCGCCGCTCAGACCAGCGCTCAAGACTCCGCGGTCCGCAGTCCGGCTGCCATCATCTGGCTGAACCCCATGAAGACCTCTGGGGTTACGGGCCAGATGTATTGCTTCCGCAAAACATATTTCGATCACATCTGGGACTGGGGGAATGGGGCTACAGGAGATGCGTACTTCGTTAATGTCAAGCTGTTGAGGGGTTGGACATCCGGTACTGTTGGCCCTGACATGATCTTTGGTGGAGATGCCTCGACCTATGTAGAAAGCATTGGTACATCGTCCTTCTACGACAAACAACCGGATGCTGCCCGCGTAGGACAGGGCATCAATGTTTGGCACACCCATGAATACCTTTATACTGAAGGGACGCTCAATACGGCGGACGGTCTGCGACAGTTCATCGTGGATGGAATGTGCTGCTATTCCAATATCAATACTCGCTTCACCAACAACAATTCAACCTACAACAGTAGGAAGACCGACTGGTTCCTGAGTGAGTATAGCAATCTCTCGGATCCGAACCTGACCAAGGTTCCAGGTAATCCAGACCCGATCGGCAAAGACTATAACCACTGTATTTATTTCGATGATTCCATGTTCAGGGTGATGATCTCAAACGAGACTACCTACTCAACGGTCTCAGCCATTCGAGAGATCTGTATTCCGACGGCCTGGAGCGATACATCAGTGACAGTGGTGTTGCGTAAAGGCGCATTCACTTCACTCTCGGGCAAGACATTGTGGCTCTATACGGGCCCCTATAGTCCGATTCTTCTGGGGACCTTCATTTGACAACGGCGAATGCCACCAATACGTCCTGGGCGCAGACCGGGACATTCGCCGATACAATATCCTGGGTTACTCCTCCTGTTGCCCATGCTGCAGCCTTTGTCTGCGTCTCTGTCTTTGACGGATCCGTCAGTTCTATCACCGACAACCAGGGAAACACTTTCACGGCTGTAGGCTCGAAAGTGAATGTGGATGTGAGCTGTTACATCTACTATTGCGCTGACATTGGAGCGGCTCCGACCGGAACGTATACCGTTACGGTCAATATCTCCGCGGCGGGATTCCATGCGGGCAGTGCTTTCGGCTTCTGGATCAGTAATCCTGGCGCGGGAACGATTCTCGATAAGCAAGGCAATGCCAGTGGTACGGCGACCAGTGCCACAATAACTTGTAGCGGGGCGAATGCCCAAGCGGCTGAAGTGGTGGTTGCGATTCTAGTCGCTGACAACTCCCCTGCGCCTGCAGGGATCAGTGATCCGGCCACGACTGGATATACCACGTTTGGTGTGGAGCAGGACGCCGGCACCTACATTGGCGGACAGGCCTCATTCAAAGTGCTTGCGGCGACTGAGACGTCCTCAGCGCATTGGACTTGGACGAATTCCGGGGCATGGGCCGCTTACATTGCGACCTTCAAATTAGCCGGGGGAGGTGGTGGCACGCCCATCGCGGTCCTCGCCAGCAATTACTATCAGTCCCACTAAAAGGCTTACCGCATGTTCAGATTGCTCAAACAATCAACCTCTGTCACGGTGCGGGTAGGGCCCTTCGTTTCCGCTACGGATGCGGTAACCAAACAGACTGCGCTCACGATCGCTCAGGCTGACTGTTCGTTGTCATTAAACTATGCGGCTGCCGCGCAGAAGCATAGCGCTACAAGTGCGACACACGATACCGGAGGGTGGTATTTCATTCCGCTGGACACGACCGACACGGGCACTGTGGGCCAGTTGCAACTCGATATCAGCAAGTCAGGAGCACTCCCGGTGCGCGCCGAATGGACGGTTGTACCGGCTTCGGTCTTCAACGCACTCGTTGCCGGGACAGGGGTATTGAATGTCAATATTTCCTCAGTCAACGGATTCAATCAGGGCGCGGCGAATCTCGGGCTTTCTACCAATACCATGCAGATCGGCACGGTGGCCACTGCCGGGTTCAGTCCGACCACCACAGAATTTGAATGCAGTGACATCACGACCGCCGCAGCCAATCACTGGGTAGGTCGCACCGTGATATTCACTTCGGGAACACTGAATCAGCAAGCTGCGCGCATTACCGCCTACTCGCTCGTAGGCGGTCGGGGTCACTTCACGGTGAGCGCCACGACGTCCGCTGCGGCTAACGCTGATACGCTCGTGATCGTGTAACATGTCCTTTCCAGCGCTCTACACCACCCTTGCGGTGTGGGGCGCGTCTGGGCCGTCCCCCATACCGGTCAAGGATGCCGCGAGCACTGCGGATACCGTCAGTGCTACGCTGACAGAATCGAGTTCGCTGCTCGTTCTGACGCAGCTTTCCACAAGTGATACGACTTCCGTTACATTGACGGAGAGTTCGACGGTCACGCAGGCTTTCCAGGTCACGATACTGGGGGTCGGTGGCACGCCGGTCTCCTACTATGACGTGCCGGGCAAAGCGCCGTCGCTGTTGGTCCCGATTATCTCGAGTGATACGGTCTCCGTTCAATGGACGGAAGACCCGGTCACCTCGAACTCGATCTCATCGCAGGACGTTACGACCCGGGTCTCGGTGTCGGAAACGTCGCAGCTGTTCAATGTCGTCTTCGCGACGGACACCGTCAGCGCGTCCCTCTCCGAGACGATCGCGCTGGTCCAAAGCGGCGTAACGCCCGTCACGACGTCGGACACCGTCGCCACATCGGTCGCGGAAATCTCGGCCGTCAATGTGACAGTGGTCACGGCCGATGCGGTATCGGTCAGCTTGACGGATACGTCGAATCTATCGACCTCGTCTCAATCCATTACGGCCTCAGACACGGTCTCGATCAGTGTGGGTGAAGAATCGCTGATCGGAATCTTCAGCGGCATTCTGCAATTTCAGAGTAGCGACGATCTGATTGTCGATATCAGTGAAGTGTCGACTATCGATCAGGTTGTGGATCGGCGCCCAATGGCCATCCGCATCATCCCTTTACGAACCTGGATCAGTATCAGCCCCCTATGAGCAAAGAAGGCGTTCAGGTCACGGTAGAACCCGCGTTTTATTCGCTGGCCAAGTTCGATGGCGATCCTGAGCCGAAACCGCTTGGGATCAATGACTATGAATCGCTCACGCGCGATCTGCTGGATCCGAAATGCGTCGAGCTCATCGTCGGCGGTCATGGCCGTCCGACCCAAGTCTGGAGAAAGTAATGGGCCTTACGACCGCCGCTGCCACCGAGATCGCAAAATGTGCGATCAACGATACCCCGACCTATATCAACGCCTCGAATGCCTATTTGGGCGTAGGTGATTCGACGACCGCCTTTTCGAATGCCCAGACCGATCTCCAGGCGACGACCAATAAGCTGCGGGTCGGAATGGATGCGAGTTATCCCAGCCGCTCAGGGGCCGGGGTAACCTTCCGCAGCACTTTCAGCACCTCCCAGGCCAATTTCGCCTGGCAGGAGTGGGGCACGTTCAATGCCGCCGCGAGTGGGGTCATGTGGCAGCGAAAGGTCGAGTCTTTGGGCACAAAAACAAACACGCAAGCTTGGCAGTTGACTGTCACATTGACGTTTGCCGCTGCTTGAACGTAGAAGTAGCATAAATGGATAGCTTTCCCCTCAATTGGGCTCGCGATGAAATTCCATGGCGCTATGAGCCGCATCAGTGGAAGCCCATTCTCGATCGCTATCTGGCTCGCATGCGGTTTGAGAACGATACAGTGCTCATTAGTCGGGAGGATTTTGAACGCCTCTTGACGGAAATGTGGATCGCAGGGAAAGAGGATTAGCGCGTGCTCACGATCATGGAACAGTCCCGCCAGAAGTTCGCGGTCAGCTTCAAGGACGAGACATACGCGCTGTTCACGCCCGGCTCGATCCGCTACCGCCTGGATGATGTCACGATCCCCGAATGGCCTACGGTCGTACTCGACTGGCAGACAGTCGTTCCAGATACCACCGTGGAACTTACGATTCCCAGCAGTGCGAACAGCATCTTGAATGACCGTAACCCCTATGAACAGCGCGTGCTGACTATCCAGAGTGATTACGGGACAGATGATCAGCTCTCCCAGGAATTGAGCTATCGTGTGCGGAATATGCAGGGGGTTCAGTGAGATTGATTCTCTGACTTGAATCAATTCGTTTCATAGGTAATCAAACGTGCCTCGGGGTGGTAAGCGAAAGGGTGCAGGACGCAAGAAGACGGCCGACACGCCGATCGGCAAGCTTCGCCAGGAGCTGACTATACGTGCTCTCAAGGAAGGCACCACGCCTCTTGAGGTGATGCTGGAAGCCATGCGTGAAGCCTACGAGCAAGGTGGGGCTTCTGCCGCAATGCCTTATGCCAAGGAAGCAGCTCCTTACCTGCATCCCAAACTCTCTTCAGTCGATGCGAAGGTAGACGGTGTCATCGGTCAATACGCAGCGCAGCCTATCCCCGTCGAGCAGCGTGACAGTGATGCCGTGGCGAGCCCAGCCGGGACCCCAGCTAACGGCCATTCGCCGGGACACGGTTGATGAGCTGCTTTATGGCGGTGCGGTATTCGGCGGCAAGACTGACTTTCTACTGGGGGATTTCGCACAGGATGTTCCGCGTCCTTATGGTCAGCATTGGCATGGGATCCTCTTTCGCAAGAGCTATAAGCAGCTCGAGGACCTGATCGACCGTTCCAAGCAGATCTATCCCCAGTGGTTTCCGGGATGTCGCTGGACGGGCAGTAGCAAGGAACTCGAGAAGGCCTGGGTCTGGCCCAACGGAGCCACACTCAAGATGCGTCATATGGAGCATGACGATGACTGGATGGAGTATTGGGGCCACGCCTATACGTGGATCGGCTGGGACGAGATCGCCTTATGGGCATCGACCACGCCGTATCTGAAGATGAAGGCTCGGTTGCGCAGTGCGGGTGCGACCATCCCGAACAAACGAATTCGCGCCTCCGCGAATCCGGGAGGGCCGGGTCATCACTGGGTACGTGAATACTGGAAGATTGACGAATATCCGCTCGGGGATCACGTCTTCGAGGCTGAGGACGGTTCAGGAATGCGACGCCTGTTCGTCAAAGCACGCCTCCAGGACAACAAGATCGGGATTGCAAACGACCCCGGCTACGAGAAACGCCTGGAAGGCGCCGGCTCCGCCAGCTTCGTCAAGGCGATAAAGGAGGGCGACTGGTCGGTCATCGAGGGCGCGTTCTTCTCGGAGTTCTCCACAGACCGGCATGTGGTGCAGCCGCTGACCCTCCCAGCCAACTGGACACGCTTCCGGTCCATGGACTGGGGTTCGGCGAAGCCCTTCTCAGTGGGCTGGTATGCGGTCTCAGACGGGTCCCTGAAACAGTTTCCCCGGGGTGCGCTCATCAAATATCGCGAGTGGTACGGCATGAAGGACCGTCAGCCGAATATCGGACTGAAGATGACGGCTGAAGCGGTAGGGAAAGGCATCCGCGAGCGCGAGAAGGAGCAGCAGGCTTACGGGGTGATTGATCCCGCCGCATTCCACGAGGATGGCGGACCGAGCATCGCGAGCCGTATGGCGCCCACGATCTGGCGACCGGCGGACAACAAACGCATCCCCGGTTGGGACCAGCTCCGTGGACGGCTGTTGGGCGAGGACGGCAAGCCGATGCTGTATTTCTTCTCCACCTGCACGCACACGATCCGCACGCTCCCGATGTTGCAGCACGATCCTTCCAAGGCGGAGGACGTCGACACGGATTCCGAAGACCACGCCGGGGATGAGACGCGTTACGCG